GCTGCACGCCATTGCAAGTTATCTGGAGTCCAACCTAAGTTAGTACTTAGTGCTAATTGTTTATACTCACTAACCAATTTTGTCTGTTCAGCAGTACTTGCTTTACGAGGAAGTGAATACACGTTGTTCGCAAGAGCGGCTACGGCGGGTACTCCAAGCTGTGACCCATACTCAGCTATCATTTGATTGTTTATCGTAATAGGATCAAGACCTGATTCATATAATGAACTTATTTTTTGGTAAGCCTCAACCTGCAAGGCTCTATTCTCTTCTTGCGCCTGCTTAGCTTTTAGCCGCGTGTTCTGTATGTTGAAAATCTTTTCCCAGGTTACCGCCCCAACTGTTTTCTTGTACTCTTGTATTTGAGGATCACTAAACATCTTAAGAGCTTCTTCAGCTCCATGTTCCGCAGCCATAGAGATTAGAGCAGTTTTTACTGCTCCAACTCTAGCCTGATCCTCATAAAATTTACGCACTTCAGGATCATATATACCCTGTGCGTCTAACTGAGTTTTAACGTTAGGAAGTATGTTACCTTGAAGCTCTTCGTCAAGTAAACCTGGTTGTAAGCTTATTCTTTCTAACGCTCTCGCACTGGTAACCTCAGCAGACTGAACCCGAAGATTCTCACGCTGTCTCATAACGTGTTTACTAGCTTGTTGAACGTTATGGTTATCGATTCTTAACTTACCTAAAGACATATTCCGTTCATACAGTTCACCACCCTTGCGATCAGGTAAAACATATCCAGGATCTTCGCGTCCGCCCAAATACTGTTCAGGCGCATGAAGCGCATTGCTTCCTTGACTTTGAAGTATACCCTCCATTCTTTGTTGCTGAACTGTATCATAAGTAAGAAGATCTTCTTTGGCCTCATCCTCTTGTCTTTGGTGATCTTCATTTATAAAGTCAGTCATATACGCAACATCTGCTTGGATCACCTCTTGACCCAAACGCTGCCAGTTACGCCAATTCTGCGCACCGAAATCATCCGGTGTAGTACGCGGCATACCAACACTGCCGGTATTCATACTGACTTGGATGCTGCGTCCTTGAGGAAGTCTTGTGATCTCAGCCATTATGATTTCATCCATTTACCGTATGTAGAATAGATCGAGGTCGTTCCACCGATAGCAGCAGAAAGTGCAGGGACCCACGGATTAACCTGAGAAGCCATGCCAAACTGCTGCTCGAGCTTATGAGACCTTGCTTCCATATCCATTTCCCAAGCCTGACTCTCGCGTTGAAATTCCGCTTTTTGAGCCTCATACACGCCCATTTTTGCAGTGTTGGCTTGCGTATCTAATGCAGACCCGACGTTAACATTAACACCTGAAGAGGAAAACTGCGCTCTCTGATTACTGCGGAGAGCACTATACTCCAGTAACGTTTCGGCTCGTTCTTGTTTACCAAGACTGCGAAACATGGATGCTTTGGCAGTAGCGAGCTCTGCTTGCTGACCAGCCATAAATGAATTCCATTTTCGTGAGTAATTCTCGGCCTGAGCTTGTTGATAAGCCCCGTAGGAATTCATCCCAACACCTACCATACCAGACATAAGCTGTGCGCCCATACTCATATGAAAACTCCCTGATATGTTACAGTAGTCTGTGATTTGTCTTTTATAGAAAATCCAAAATGTTCAGCTAACCTATGTCCTTCCTTAAACCAGATGGGCATAACCGCATACACGTTCTGAGGCTCATATTCTAGAGATTTTATAGCGTATTTCCTAGCTAATTTAAGCTCTCTTAAAAAGAACTTGAGATTCTTCTTTATACCATTAGTACTTAAAATCCATACGTTCTGAGAATCCCAGCCTATATTCTGTATCCCAGCTAAAAACTCGAACTCATCTTTTTTTGCCGTCCAAAAATACTCTGAAACATTGATTAGATCCATAACGCGCTGAGGATCTACGTAAGTCTTGCCCGTTAAAGACCTAACTTCTTCTATCTGACCGTTATCCATATTTGGAAGAATTCTTAATAACACCTCCCACGCCTGTTTATGATTCATGCTAGGCATACTGTACCTCCACCACTATAGAATTTATAGAACAAGGTAAAGGATAGCGTGACTCAAGCTTAAGACGCGTACCATTAACATAATCGCTGGTTCCACCTATGGCTATATCAAACGTTTTTACTTTTGGAGGCGACGCAAGATCTTCGGCATTGGTTAAAGGCGCGTCCCACTTATCTCCGTTATTTAACTGCCATGTAATATCTGACGTTTCCTCTACTCCTACCACAGCCTTTACTATGTGTCGTACAGAGCCGCGTAAGGTTGGAATACCTTGCATCTCAAAATCAAGAGTCTCCATAGAGGCTGTGAAGGGTAAACCTACGTGTACTAATCTACCTGGACTATCTAATACGATTTGTCCGTTTTCGACGATTTTGTTTTGTTGGACAGAACCATTAACGATTACCCCGACAGTTAGTCCTTCTAAATGATCTAACCCACTAACTACACTGGTATCTTCAGCGAACTCACCCGTCAAAGCACTATCCAAGAACAGCTCACTCATCAGCGTTTTATCTTGAAATGGACGAGTATCTTCTAATTTTTCTATAAGATATTTTCCATTCCTAAAAACAGTAAAATAAGGCTCGTCAAAACCACTCTTATTCGTACACGTACATACCTGACAAAACTGACCCTGTGTGATATGCTCCGTCCAAGCCAAAAATTCTTGACGAGGAATAAACGTACACGCAAGGAATCTACCATCTTCCGTAGTAGCGAATATCAAAGAACTGATCGGACGACAATAGTCTAATGATCTTACTGCGGTTCCAGTTAATAAATGCTGAGCGGCAAATATCATATTGTCGTCTGCAAAAGCATCATTAGCAAATTCGTAGGCTAAAGATGATATCATCTGCTTGTTCAGAGGAACGTATATGACCGATTTATCTACTATAACTGGTTTGATATCTGAAGAGCCAGCATAAGCTTCCTGATTAAAATTAACATTGCCCGCGTTAACTGACCCACTAACAGTAGATATAAACGATCCAGCCTCAGAAAGAATATACAGAGTACGGATAGGAATCAAGTGTTTTACAGGGTTTGAAGTCTGAGAAGACAGCTCAAAAACCCATGCGGCGAATACGTCATTGGGATTTTGACTTTTAGAAAAGTCATTGTACTGACCAGGAACTGAGGCACCAACCATAAGAGGAGATTCTTTGGTTGAACCAACCACCAATCTTTGTTGAAACAGCGTACAGGCCATTGGATATTTATTTTCGCCATCAAAAAACTGACCCGTCTCTGGAGGAGATAGCGCAGTATCAACTATCGTTCCAGCGACGTCAGCATCTTCCCAGGTAAATGTAGTACCAGGAAGACTAGCAACAAAGTATAGATGCGGCTGATTTGAATCATCTAATACTCGACGGTATACTTTGAAAGTCTCCGCTTTTGGATACGGCTTGACATTTCCATCTTTGTCAGTATAGTTACCATTTTTATTTGTCCAACTAATCTTATTATTAACTTTTGGCGTCTGCCAGGTTATAAAGCTTACTATTTGATTGTATACCTCAGATGAACCAAGCGAACCAAATCTACCCGATCTAAAACAGCTTAACAAGTATTCACGCACAACTATAGATATCAGAGTATCACGATTAAAAAAAGACTCAGTATTTACAAAATTTGGAAAACCGCTCGGTAAACCTAATGTAGAAGAACTACCGTAAGCTAATATAGTACCCCAATCCTGGGTCGCCTCAGGTGAACTACCATAGCCCCAACTCATTAAAGGAAAGCCAGACGTACTGCTGTATAACAAATAAAATAAAGGAAAAGTATATATGCTAGAAGATCCCCAAAAGTCAAAAAAATATTGAAACCCAAGAGGATATCTCGGGGACGAGCCCACATAATGATACTTGTTCACTCGAAAAGATAGACTCCGAGGGTATGAATTAATTCCAAATAACTTTGTCAACAACGAAGTCTCTAACGTTATGGCATCAAGGTCATTTGTTACAACCACCAACGCATCTAAGTCCGCGTTAGGCGTAAATTTAGGAAAGTTAGGAAGACCCCCCAACGAAGTAGTGTACTTTACAAACCAGGCTCTATTGTTAAGATATTGTTGAACAGGGTCAGAAGACTGTGCAGGTAAGCTTACTCCGTCTTTAAAGATTTGTTCTATCTCAGGATTATGAATCCTAGTAGTTACAATCTCATACGCACCTTTAGATTCTTGTCCGTTTATAACGCCTGTTACCATGTAACCAACCCCATTGTGTCCTTCAACATCGAACTTCAAGTTCTCTGGAGCTCGGACCAAAACCGTTTCGTCTACAATGACGTCCTCCCACCACCAGTTGGTATGAGAAGAACTTGGCCCTCTAACCAATTTTTTAATAGGAAGATCCCAATGAGTACAAAACATTGTATCTTTGTATTGTGCATGAGAAACTTTAGTGATCTGATCATACGAATATGGAGTAGAAATTTGATATGGAGAACCAGTGCTAGGATCGAGAATCAGATGGTCATCGATCCAAAATCTCATTATCTTATCGCCGAACTCTAATATATATGTTTGACCCACTGAAAATTCAAACTTAATAAGATGCGGAGGGTGATGTTCTCCCTGCATATCTACGTCAAGAGCATAGTCCAAAAATCTTGTTCCGTGTCTTTTGCGTAGCCCACCAGTCGGTGACACAAAAAAGTTTACCGCACTGCGAACAGAGCTCGCGTGCTTATTCCAGTCAGTCCTATCCCAAATGCCTGGACTAACCACACCATTTGCAAAGTTAGTCCTTAAGACCGTATTTTGCAAATTCATAGCTGTCCTCTCTTCGCGCTCTGTTTATATTTCCTTCATCAAGATATTTTCTATCGTGAGTAGAAGGTTCCATGTTAATAGCGGATCTAAGCATCCCCTGATACAGCTCATTCAGTCGTTGTACGTTGGCTCCAGCATTCCTAGCAGAGTCTAAGAACATCGCTAGACGAAAAGTTAAAGCTTCTCTAGCATGAGCTGACATACTGTCATAGCTTATATTCTTAGAAATGTATACTATAGATACTGCTTTAACATTACAGAATATTGCCAGTTGATTTCTATAGAGCCGTATGTTATACTTAATTTTACGACAAGGTTGGGTAAACCCAGTCAACCTTAAAAAGTCAGACGGAAGAGTATATCCGTATAAGTATTCATTTGATAAGACTTCTTGACTAGTCTTAGACCCAAACTGTTGTGCAGCAGAATCTATCATGCCTAGTGAAGCTTCTCTTGTAGCGAAACTCCAGTTAAACTCAGATAAAAAGGCTTCCAAGGACGGTGTAAAATACTGAGATACGTCAAAAGCTCTATCAGAGCCATCATCAAGACTAGTAATAGCCTGAGCACTTATAGCTCTTAAAGCAGCGTTTGCTATGGTAGTGTCATTTATCATCATCTGTACCTCATAATAATATGGGCATCGGCTGTGACCCAATCACAAACTGACGCCCATACGTTGAGGGAGTTATTTTACAGGAGACGGATGAACCGTTTCTTGTTTACTTTGAGGCGGTTGTAGGTACTCTACCCAGTCAGGAGTGAGTTTATCATACTCTATGGCGATATTAACAAGTTCGCCAACTTCATAAACCTTGCCAAATAGCTGACGTCTCTTCTTGATTTCATACACAGGCATATCTTCTCCTTTTAGTACAGATATGGAGCTTTAGCTGGAGTACCGTCACGAAGACCGTAGTCAACACCATCAGTCAAAAGCCCACCAGTCAAGCCCGTCCAAGCGGTCTTTAAATACCTCAAAGCAGTTGAAGGTATCGGTGTGGATACAATGACACCTCCCAAAACAGCACGCGCCTGAGGGATCGTTATGGCATCAACAGTCACAAAGGTCCCAGTTGGGCTATCAGATGCAGTAATGGTCAAGATGACGTTACCCGCAGGGGGTGTACCACCAGTAGGATCATACGTGGCACTGATCATAGCTCGCCTACCAACACCTGGTTCACTGCCACCCGTATCAACCACACCGCTTGCAGTACTAGGAGCAACCTTATCTCGAAATAATACCTTAGAATCACGCATAATATTCTCCTAAAGGCCCAGTAGTCTAATAATTATCCGTCCTACTGGCACTAAAAATGAATTAAGAACTGCAACGTACATTAGATCAACCTGATACAATACAAAAAACATCAGATTTTTCATTTACACCACCTGGTCCTCTCCAACAATAATTCCTTCACACAGACGGATAGGAACACCCAGCCAGTTTTCGATAGGCGGATTACCCTGTGGTTTTTCATACGTAAGATTCACATTACCTTTTTCGGCGCTCATCATGTTGATAATAGTGTGAGGAATGCGGTTAGTGTATATTACAGTATTTCCAATACCTTTATTCGGAAGAAGATCAAGAGCATACATCAACTGACGATACAGAGCATAACCTGCGGGAGTAGTAACCCCGTTTTGGATAATAGAATCCAATTGAGTAGTATCAATGTTGGCGATACGGACAACGCGTCGCCAATCACGTACGGCAAGACCAAAATACCAAGTAAACTTAGTCCGTACACCCTCAAATGGGTTACCATCAGTATCAAACAAAATCTGCCCAGGGAAGACTTTGGATGTAATTCCTGAAGTAGTTCCTTTAGGATAGATAATATGACACGCCATAGGATCCCACTGAACTATGTATATTGACGTAAGGTTCGCTCCAGTACCGCCGGCATCTATTACGTTGCGCCCGATGTTACCCGTAAAAGTAGCATACCGTTTCGCAAGCCCGTCAAATCCTGCAGGCTCGGAGTCGGTATTTCCATAGAAGATATTTTCCACAAAAGACTGACTCATGCCTTCGAGAATTGCAGAACTCTCATGAACAAGTGTAGAGCGTTTCTCAGTTACGTCACTGCAGATATCAAGAAGAGCCTGGTCAACCTCAGACCACGCTTCAATCATACCCGCGTGTTCCGTGATCTGACGAAGACCAGACTTGACAGAGGGGGTACCCTGATTGATCATTCTAAACTTAGGCTTAGGAATTGAATCACGTATAGTTGTAATATGGGTAGTCCCATTGTTACACTCTATAGCGGGAGCATCCGAGATGATATCATTAGTCTGAGACAAAATCTCGATAACTTGGGCCGCCGACCCGTTAGGTTCTTTGCGCTTCGCCACATCCGCAAGGGTATAGATATTGCCAGCATATGTTGCCATGTAAAACTCCTTACTTTATCATTCCAAAAATCGCGTCTTCTGCGGTAACTTGTTTCTGTTCTTTAGCTGCTCCAGGAATCATAGGTGTAGACTCACTCACCAATTTACCCACCTCAACGAAGAACTTCCACAGAGGAGACGCATTCATCGAATTAGACAATTTTAAATACTCCAACATTCCCATTCGACCATCCTTGGCTTGTGTAGCCAATAACTCATCCTTAGGAACAAACCGCCTTAAAGCCTTCATAGCGTAGTTTACGGAAGCCTCGTAATTTGAACCGCCGTAAACTGGATCTGCTCTATTCTGGCGAACAAACTGATTGTTCAGATTTTGCCTAAATTGTTGGTCCTTCTTAACTACATTTTCAAAGAATTTTGCTTGATATTCATCTAACATCTCAACAGACTTCTGAACAACTTCTTGGTCCACCTTCTTCTCCTTAGCTAACGTGGTAAACTTTTGGAGAAGTTCGTGATCCTGAGACACACCTTTAGGTAACTTCAAAGTATAATTATTGATAACACCTTCAAATGGGGCTGTTTGCTCCTGCTCCATCTGTTCCTTCAAACCTGCCAAATCATCATTTGGATCCATCTGCTCCGGAGAGTCTTGTTTTGGATCCCCTTTTCCCACACCTTCATCTGTATTTTCTTCAAGTGCTTCATCAAATACTTTATCAAGAAGCTGACCAGAATCTTCTGAAGACTCGGTCAAATTCTGTATAGCTGCTTGAGCTGCATTCAACTGCTCAGGAGTAAGCTTGGAGACATCAAACGAATTATTCTGAACTGACATGTCCTGTTCCTTTCGTAATCATATCAATTGAAGACCACCCAAAATGTTTTACTATTTGAAGAACAATCTCAGCATAGATAATATCTCTGCGCCCTGAAAACCAATTGTCTTTCGCAGAGTGATCTCTATTAGGAATCAATAGACAACCGCTTTTATCAATAAGCACTTTTAATAACCATCTTCCTTGCGGAGAGTTTATTAACGCCTGCCAATAGGCTTTTTCAAGCTCATCTTTATGCATACTATATTCCCATCTCGCCTGCAAACTTAGCTGCGGCATTATCGCCTGTAGTAGGTGTTTGACCAAGATCTCTACCCGCCTTAGCCATCATCTGAAGGTTCTGCGCTTCTTGTGCCTGCGCCATCGCTTGTTGTTCTTGTTCTATAAGTTCCTTGACTCTCTCAGGACTATTAAACGCAAATGCGGGCACCGTATCAGTAGCCTCAAACTCGCGCGCCCAGCGATCATAGTCAAAAGTATGCTTAATTTGAGGGTACACAGGAGCCACAGCTTGCATCCAAGCGAGTACATCGTTAGCTCTCTGAATCCAAGCTTGACGCTGAGTAATAGCCATGTCAGATGTGAAATAAGGCTTAATCTGTTGCCCAATCAACTCTTCTGGAGGTTCCTCAAGAATCATCCATTCATTTGTTATCAGCTCAAATGTACGATCAAGAGCTGGTACGTTAATATCGGCCGAAGAACGAACTGTAATAGGACCCATTACCGCGTTCTTCTCTTGACGTAACTGATCAACTTCAGTGGCAGTCATTACGTGGTTCTGCTGAGCACGCGCAGAAACCATCATTATTTCTCTATTATAAAAGATACCAGACACACGCTCAATCAGAGACTGACGGAGTCTGATATTCGCTTCAACGTTAAACTGTGGAGGAATAAGTGCCTGTACTGGATTCTTAGCAGATGAACCTTGAACCTCAATAATCTGTCCTGGTCTAATAGATTTAAGATCTGCGGCTAAAGCTGCATCAACCGCCCAAGCAGGGTTTGTTATCCATGAGGTAGCTTTATTAAACTCACTTGTAGCTTCGTACAATTGACGAAGATCAGGAAGAGAATCTATACCGGGGCACGTCCTGGGGTAAACATAATCCCAAGGTTCTGCCCAACGAGCTACAATAAAAGGCTTTGTTTTGAATCCATCCCTATACAGAATACCATCAGAATCATTGCCTTCTTCTATAAAATGAATGTCTTCATACATAAAATCATTAGGATTACTTGCTTGGTCATGGAAAAAATTCCACGGTTGGACAGCCTGGATAATTGTAAACTTATAATCCGGCTGACCGTCGTGCTCTATCTTCTGCTTAACTATGTCTGGAAGTTTATCCCATCCGTATGTTTTCGCTATGTCTATAGCCGCTGCACGCGTACGTGTATACACAGAATCAATAACTCGTTGATTGTTCTGAGCAACCCAAAAAGAACCCACCGTGTATGGGAAAAATCTTACGATCGTTTGGGGGTCACTATATGCCATCATCATTGAAATGCCGAACTCAAGCATCTCTTTATACATTGGATATAGTGCAGTATAAAAATTAGAATTGGAAAGAGTATCTCTTACGCATTCTTCTGATTTTTGGAGCCAAAGTTTCGCCGTATGAGTAAATGAAGAATCAAACTTCTTATAATCACCAGAATAAAAACTAAACCACTGAGTGGAAGGAGAAGAAAGCCCACCGTGTAAACCGTCAGCCGCAGTTTGGGCCATCTTTCTAGGCGTGGAATCTTGAATTTGGCTATCGTCGATCGGATCGTCTTGATCATCTCGATCTCCGTCTAAGTACTTCGTTGCCGCAGGATCGAGTAAGTCGCGAACCTGTCTCCACTTATTCTCAATTGGCCTACGCAAATCCTTAAGACTGTTAAATCGACGACGATATTTTGCCTTAATCTCATAAGCATAGTTAGCTTTTGCCAGCATTCGGTATGCTGTCGCAGACTGTTTTTCATAAAGTTCTAGCTTCTCAGCTATACTCATTCTTATCTCTCATCGTCCAGCAAGAGTTTTACGTTTACCAGGCGCAGCAGACTGAATACCCAAACCAGACGTAGGGTTATATTCCTGCTCAGCAAGTGCAGCTTGCTCACGAATTGCACGCTCAGCATCTACAGACTCAGTATTCGTAGCCTCAGGATTAACCGCAGGATTAGTAGGAACCTCTGGCATACTGCCAGCTACGGGGTTCTGTTGAGATTGGGCATTCATCTGACTCATCATAGATGAGTAATCTGGAGTCTTAGGCGCTAAAAGCATTGAGCCAAGAAGACCAACACCCAAACCAGCAGCACTCCAAAGAACTGGAGCCATTGCAGCAATTGGTGGCATGGTTTTCCTTTCATTTTTTCCTCACTGATGGCGCACGATCCAAAGCAGCCTTACCTAAGAGATACGCCATTTTCTGAAGAGTCTGTGGAACTAAATTCTGAAACGTTGTTTTCAACGGTAAGGTCTTATACCGCGTATTTAAGCCCATTTTTTTCTCAAGGTCTCGCTTGGAGAGTCAATCTTTTTCATACTAGTTTCCGAAGTCCAAGGGCTTTTTCTCGCTGCTCACGCTTCCAATCTTCTTCCCAAGTGTTCATCGTTACCTTATTTGTAGTACGAAGGGTAGACATCATCTCATCTGGAAGACTAAATGTTAAAGCCAAGGCGTCACCCAAGTCAGGAGAGTGTATACCTTTCTTACGCATTTCTTCTTTAGATTCAAGATAAACTTTACCATTCTCTTTTATCCCATACTCAGGACCGATTAAATCTTCTTTTAACCCGGGATGATTTTTTAAGAACCACATTATCTTGTTGAAACCACTCTCGCATTTTCCACCAAATCTCAGCTCGCTTATTAAGAAACATGTCTCCAAAGGGTTTCTCAGCAAACGAGACTCTTATATGTTTTACTCCGTACACACGAAGAGCGTCACAACAGCTTGCACCAACACCTGTTTTGTCAACGAAAATATACTTTGCTCTGTTTGTGGCAGCTAACCCCATGACATGCCGCGCTAAGATATCCCCTGGAACATGTCTCTGATCAAACAATATCTTAGCGTAACGACCTCTACGGAGAGCGATAACTGATCTATCCTCACCTTCCCATGCAGGGTCAACTCCTATTACTGGAGCACTGAATTCTAATTCAGAGTCACGACATCCACGATTTAAGGCTTCTTCCACAAGACGCATTGGAATAATCCCAGACATTCCTTCTCGTGGAAATTGACCTAATACGCGAACTCTATATACGTCGCTATCTTCTCCATAATCTTTTTTAACGCTGTTTATGAAGTCGATATCAACTAACTCGCTATCTGCAGATGAGAACTGATACTTACTCCAGCTGTTCTCACTGTGAAATATCTTATAGAAAAACCCTTTTAATTGTGTTGGATTCCCCGTCATAATAACTCTGGAGCGTGGTGTGGAGAGTGCACCATAGGCTACTTCGAATATTTTCTCATCAATGCCTGCAGCTTCGTCAATAATAAAAAGCAAATTCTCACCATGGAAGCCTTGCAACGCTTCTGGATTTTCAGGTCTAGCCGTTCTAGCCACAATAAAACCATCGCTGCCATCCATTTCAATTCTGTATTTTGATACGTGAAACTGACTGTTTAACCACGGATGCATTCTTCCAATTGACGAACGTAATTCGCCCCAGAGAATATCTTCAAGTTGGTGTGCGGTAGGAGCTGTACAAGGGATTTTTGCGTTTTCTCTTGTGGCGAGGAACCACAACGCACACCAGGCGAGGAGAGTTGACTTGCCAATTCCGTGTCCGGAGGCAATAGCAATTTTTGTTCCGGGGTAGGCGATATCATTTAGCACCTGTTCCTGTTGTTTGGTTGGTTTACGCCCTAACATGTCCCGTACAAAATATATAGGACTTTTAAAGCAAAGAGCAATGTGTTCTTCTTTAGAGATAATCGGCACTATTGCACCTCATATTCAATATACTCCATAGCTTCTATTGACTCCGAGGCATCCTTATGAAGAGGATTAAGCTCCACCAGCTTACCCTTAGCATTCATGACCATTTCACGGTAACCGCCTATAAGAGTAAGTTCTCTTTTCTCAACAAATTGACCATTCGCTTTTGCTAAGAGTTCAGACGCGCGCATGCGTATATTTGGAGCCTCGTCTTCGTCGAGTATAGTGGAGAGCCAGAAAGTAAGACAGAGATCGCGGCGTCTTTCCTCGTTACGGAGGAATGATGTCTCGTCTGACCTCATGTGTTCGAGCATGAGAACCAGAGGACTTTGATTGACTGCATAGTTGGTTTGAAGCGCGACGGTCATTTTCTTTCTCCTATCGTTATTATACTACGTCGATAATTTTATTTTTTAAAAATTTCTGATTCGATTTACGTAAGTTATTACGTATCAAGACAATAAAAAATTATTTTTTGTTTAGTTACTTCGATTAAACCTAATATTCTTTTTTTATTTTTTTCGAAGCCTCTTATCCTGCGTTAAGGTTTATCGCTATTTTTACCGCAATAACTTGAGCATAAAATCGTATTCGTATTTTTTTCGGGTTAAATCTAGATATCTAGTTTTTTATTCTGGGCATGTTCGTGCGTGTATTCGCGATCACGTTTTTTTAATCTTCGCAAACTAAATAAATCAGTTTGTTAGATGTTCTGTTACTTGTTCATCGGCTATTCTGTTGTTTATTTATAGAAAGTCCTGCTGTTTATTTATCGGATGTCCTGTTGTTTATTTATAGAAAGTCCTGTTGTTTATTTATAGAAAGTCCTGTTGTTTATTTATAGAAAGTCCAAAAGTTACGCTCGTTTCTGGGAGCAGTTGCCCCCGCGCGCAAAATAAAAAAGTCGCCCCCAGCCCAAGGAAAATAAAAAGGTTTTAGTATTGGAAACTTTTGAATAATTTAATTAGAACTTAAATTATTTTATGTGGTATAATTAAACTATGCAACACAAATGTTGAAAATGTTTGCACGTAAGTATGTGTATGTAGCTACAGTATATAGGAGATATACCATGAGTATGATTCAGAAGATCATGTCCAACAAGTCTAAGGGAGAGGTTGCAGTTGAGATGATTATGAGGAAGTACACCAATGAGAGAATCAATAGTCGGATGATTCGGTTCTTCGGTGAGAGCAAAGGTAAAAAGGGAGACTATATGAACCAAATCGCTTGGTATAAGTCAGACCTCAGAAAGAAGGGCTTCGTAATCGAGACGATCCGTAAGTCTAGAGGGACTTCGACCCTTGACCTTAATAAGCTCGCCGAGAAATACGGAGTTGAGAAGATCGAGAGATAGTCAGAACGCAGGTGTTCGACTATACTAGTATAGCCGAACACCTGCATATTGAAAGAAGCTCTTTATGAAAACTACACATAGACTCGCTAGTGGCACAGTCAACTCTAGGGCGACTAAGCAATGCTGGCACGTAGTCGCCAAAGCCGAGCTTCTGTACCAATTCTACAAAGAACACGACTCAGCCTCACTCAACGGATATTGCGCAGTCTCTGAAGTAGTCACCAAGCTCCGCTCTTTGGGAACCGTTAACTGTCTCACGGCCCAAAATAGAAAAAGCCCTATTGAATGATTCATCGGATCGGCTGGAAATATATATTTTTATTTTTTATTATGATTGTTAAAAAAAATAAAAATATTATTAAATACTAAGACGAAATTAGGATATAAGGGTTTTCGAAGCATAAATAATTCAAAATGCCGTTGATTTCGAACGTTCACGTAAGTTGTTATTTCGTAACACGTTACAACTTCGATACACAACGTACTAAAAAATAAAATATCGACGTAACGTATTACGAAATAACAACTTACGTAAACGCTTGATACAAAGGGTTGTTTAGTTTATGGCGTATGACCTGACATTCTGGAAAAATTATACGTATTTCATGCAAGTTGTTATTTCGTAATACGTTATAAAACTTAAAAAGGAGAGAATCATGGGCTTCCATCCATCTTGGGTCACACAACAGCTAAAGGGCTCGTATAAAACAGGCGGCCGTATCCCCTCCAGACCGAAAACAATCGCGCCAAAGAGACAGATAACCATTGGAATCGAGATAAAGCCCGTGCGCGCCTCCTCCACAGGAAAACGCACTAGCTGGAAGTGCGTAGTGCGCACGAGTATGGGACATACATTGGTTTTGAGTCTCAGGATTACTACGAATGCTGGAATTGGTCAAACGGATAAAATATTTTTAAAAACTGTCTGTACATTGAGAATTTTACGTAGTATAATAAAAATATACGCAATTTTGCGTATTATAAAAAGGAGAGACAATGAGCACGTTAGACAAGTTGACGATTGGTGAAGTTAAGGAGTTGTCCAAGATATTTTCTGCGAACATAAGCGACGATTTTTCCCCCGCCAAAGACGGAGAGTTGGTTATTGCGGTCTTGCAGCGTGGGTGGGTAATGGTTGGCGAGTACTCGCAAATAGGCAATACCGGCAGGTTAGACAACGCAAAAGTGATTCGCGTGTGGGGTACGTCAAAAGGCCTGGGCGAGCTGGCTGAGAAAGGTCCTCTTTCGGGAACTAAGCTGGATGATTGCATGCCAGTGAAATTCCATGTTCGCGAGATGGTGTTTATCATGGAGGTCAATAAGGCTGCATGGAGAAAGTAACGCAGCCTGAACCCAACGCGGTGCGAGTGGTATATGGGCTTCCCGACAGAATGGATAGACTTGCAGCCCTCGGCAACGCCGTCGTGCTGCAAGTCGTTGAGGCGTTCGGACTGGTGATCATGGCGGCACACCCGAGGAACTTTGCAACGCCGCTTTGTCGGCGTGAGGAGGATTGAGAATGCCTGAAGCAGAAACCGACAAGCATGAAGTCACGCGGCGCGTCCTTAAAGATCTAAGCGATGAATACGGCGCGAAAATTAAACAATACGAGCGACAAATAGACAACCTACAGAACCGGATCGAGCAGGTGATGGAGTGCCGTGACCGACTGGAAATCGTTCTGCGCAAATTGGAGAAGAAAGATGCCTGGA